TAATGTAACAGGTAGTTCTGGTTCAACAACTGGTAATGCCGCAACCGTAACAAACGGTGTTTATACAACTGATACTGGCACTGTTACTAATACAATGTTGGCGGGTAGTATTGCTGATAGCAAATTATCAACAATCAGCACAGCTGGTAAAGTAAGCAACTCTGCTACAACAGCTACTAATTTGAATACAGCTTCAGCAATCGTTGCTCGTGATGCAAGTGGTAACTTTACTGCTGGTACAATTACAGCCACATTGACAGGTAACGTAACAGGTAACGTAACAGGTAACGTAACAGGTAACGTAACAGGTAACGTAAGTGGTTCTGCCGCTACAGTAACTAGTGCGGCCCAAACGGCAATTACTAGCGTTGGTACACTAACTGGTTTAACAGTATCTGGTGCAACAGCAACTGGCGCTTTAACAGTTACTGGTGCTATTACTGCTACTGGTGAAGTTACAGCTTACTTCTCTGACTTACGTTTGAAGACAAACATTGTTCCAATTGAAGATGCTTTGGAAAAAGTAGAAGCATTGAACGGTGTTACATTTGATCCAAACGAAGCCGCTCTAGCATTAGGTATCGATGATCGTCACCAGATGGGTGTTATTGCTCAAGAAGTTGAAGCAGTTGCTCCTGAATTGGTATGTGACTCTGCTTTCGCTGGTTACAAAACAGTTCGTTATGACAAGCTAACAGCATTGTTGATCGAAGCAGTTAAAGAACTAAGTGCTAAAGTGAAGACACTAGAAGCACAGTTGGGTAATACAAAACCAACATTATAATTTCCTATAGTTAAATGGGGCTACGGTCCCATTTAACAGGATAAATAAACACATAGGAGATTATAAATGTCAGTTTTACCAGCAACAGGTTCTGAAATTGTAATGGGTCGTGTTAAAAAAGGCTACTCAAACGTGGCCGCTGCCGCAGGACAAAATATTTCATTAAGTGGTACACTTGGTGGATATATTGGACAATCACCTTCGACTCAAATTAGTTTGAGTTCTAGATTCGGTGGAAGATTATCACCATACCTATATTAATAATATATTTAGAAACATCACTATAAATACCTCAGTAACCCTGAGGTATTTTTATGGCTAAACAAAACCCCAAAAAAGACGAAGTATTAGAACAACTATTTGCGCTATGTCCATTTAATTCAACGAGTGAGTTTGAAATGGAAAACTTTGTTAGACAAAATGGCGTAGCTAATGCTCGCTATATAATTTCTGTTATTAACAGAATCAGAAAAATCGACAGCGATTTAGAACAAGAACAGCGAACATTTGAACAAAATTGCTTGTTAGAAGAACGAGAATCTTTGGTTAAATTTATCAAAGATCAACCAGAAAATGAAGTCGCATCTATTCTTACTAACTGGCAAATAACAGAAGAAGAATACTGGACTGATTATCTAGGAAAAGTTGCGGCAATAGAATTATTAACACTTGGTAAGACTAGCACCGAAACTATGACAAAGATGGTTAAGTTGCCAGAATCTGCTTATATTAAAGCAACACAAATTTGTGTTAAACTAGCAAACGCAATTAAAGAAGCTACAGTAATGGCAGAACTAGAAATTGGCATTGAAGATGGTCAGCCAGCTGGCGCTACAAATAATGTAGATGACACTCAACCACAACAACCTAAAAGATTAAAACTAAAAAAAGTTAAATGAACTATAATGAAATTCGATTAGCAATTTGTATCCCGACAAGAGATACGATGCATAGTAGCTGCACCTATTCTTTATATAATCTTTCTCAAGTCTTAACTGAACATGATATAGATAATAAACTATTTTTAAGTCCAGGTACATTGATAGCAAATCAAAGACATGAGTTAGTATTAGCCGCAAAAGAATGGGGAGCAACTCATGTCATGTTTATAGACAGTGATATAGAATTCCAACCATATCATGTCCTTGATTTATTGGACTTCAATGAACATATAGTTGGTGCCGCATACAGCAAAAGAGTAGCACCATTCATAACTACAGCTTGGCATAAAATTTATGATTGGAATTCTCATGTAGATGTAACTACTCAGACTGATAGTCATATACAAGTAGAATGTATGGCCCTGGGCTTTTGTTTAATTAATATGGAAGTATTTGAAAAACTAGAACTACCGTGGTTTATACTGGGCTACGATAAAACAGTAAATCAATATACAGGCGAAGATATTGAATTTTTTAGACAATGTAATGATGTCGGGATTCCTATATGGCTTGATGTTGCAACAACCTGCGAATTAGGACATCTAGGAACACAATCATTTAAAGTTGCTGGCGGTATTGAAGTAGACCCCGCCATTTAGAATTCCATCTGTTTAATTTAAGTATATTAGTTTCAGCTGATACTATGTTATCTTTATCTGCGAAATATCGTTGTACAGCTAAATCTTTTTCTGTGTTATCTATTAATATATTTAAGGTGTTATCTTTTGAGGATAACAATAATTTTATAATAGGATGATCCATGTCTTCTAAATTTAATAAATGTTGTGTTTGTAAATACCAACGCTCTACATAACTTATCTCGGGTTTGAATAAAGTATTAAGCAATGGATTGTTTAGCCGAACGTCCCAGCAATAATATAAGTCTAATGATCTAGCGACTTTAAGAGGTTGTTCCTTTTTGGGAAATGGTATTATTTCTGCCATTTTTTTTGTCCATCCAATTATAAAAATTCTTAAACTTTTCCTTTAGCCGTTTCGAACTTAACATTACTCTGGTCTTAGGATGCAAAGGTCCAGGCAAGTGATCTATGTCAGTCCATGAATAGCCAATGTTTTCGTCATTTAATTCCGGTATAAATTCTTTAGTAACCAATACAATATAAGTGTCGTAGACAAAATCTTTACTACGGCTATGATAGCTATGCAACGGTATTATTTTTTTAATTTTTGTTAGTTGTAATTCTTCTTCTAATTCTCTTTTTAAAGCATCAATAGGCTGTTCATTTTGTTCTACTTTACCGCCAGCAAATGTCCAAGTGTTAGGATGACTTTCAGAAGGGCTTCTTAGTACAGACATAACTTTATTAGTCTGCTCGCTGAGAATAATTGCTCCTACACCTTTAAACTGCTTCACAAATATAATCTCCACCATCCATTTTGATAAGTTCCTTCAACAGCACTAATCCATTGTCCATTGCGCCATTCATAGGTTAATCCCGTTGTAGTATTTAACACTACGGCACTAGAATTACTAGTACTATCAAACGATACAGTCCATGTGCTTCCGTTGTACTGTATAATGTCATTGGCTTTAGCATTTACTACTCCCCAGTATGAGTTTTCTGGCAGATCTTCTAATATTAAATATCTTTGACCAGTAATTGCTGCAGATAAATTTTTACCTGGAGCACTCTTAGTAGGATTAATAATAGCATTAACAGCGGCCTCGGTTGCTGCAGGCAAACTTTCATTGTCAATGGTAATATAAGCTACATTAGTTCTTAAAGGATCATCGTCTACGCTATTAATTACAGCAACTATATCAGCACTCGGATCACTTGGATCAACACCTCGTCGTAGTCGTAGATTACTAATGCCAAGTTTTAATTCACCAAATGGTTTAAGTATACTAACCCAACTTAGTAAATCTCCATTGGCATCTGTTGTGCCGCCCGATTGATTTAATATTTTTGCTTGGTCTCCGATAATTTGTAATTGTAGTTTTAAATTTTCAAAAGTAACTACTACCCACTCTTTGTTAGGAATAGGATCGCTGGGATTCCAATCTAATATATCATTGTTTTGTTTTTTCCTGATTTCAGTAAGTATAGTATGAATAAGAGTTTGACGTTTAACTTTAGCAGGAGGATTAATCAATACAGGTAATGTAAAGTTTAATGCGGCTACGTCAATGATATCGTCTGTGCCTTGCGGGACTTGTCGAACACTCCACACTACGTTTACTAATTCAGTATAAGTTAAGTTTGACCAATCAAATTGGTTATCATTGGTTTTTAAGTTGATACTAGGATTGAACAATACTAATAACTGTTCCATTAGTTGTAGCTTTTGATCCGTATTACTAGTCCATATATCTACTTGAACTGTTAAATCGTAGGGTACAGGCATGTAACGTTCAATGGTATAAGTGTTACCTACCTCTCCATCTACATACTGTCCAGTAACATTGTCGAATTTCTTTTCATAAACACGCTGTGTATCCACATGCGTTGGGTTTAATCTTCGTTCGGCATTAATTTGTAAATCAGTTACATAACAACTTATAAAAGGAACCGTATTGATTGCGTTCTCGCTTTGGTTCTTTAGTATGTGAGCAGCCATACGATTAATGTCGCCATAGCGCACAGGAACCTGAATATATGTTTCATTACCTTCGCGATCTTTGCCAGTTTTAACACTAAACCCGCCTAAAATACGCATAAATTGCAGTAAGTATTTTCTTATTTGTTCATCGTAAAAATATTGCATAATTAATCTGCCTTGGGTTTAACTACTTGACTTAATGCTTGGCGTTCTGGCATTTCTTTGCCGCCGACAACAGTTGTATTGTTATTATTAATAAATCCAGCGCCATTGAGAACTTTATCTCGTAAATCTACTGGACCGTTAGGAGTATTAATTCGTTGCCAACGAGTTCCACGATAAGCAAATAATGCCGGTGGATTATAGTCACTACGTAAGAAGAAATCTCCTTGATGCGGGTTTAATGGGAAACTTAGTCCCTCATTCAACGATTCACCGTGATCGTATGTTGGGCTAGCGTCTCGTTGATAGTTTTTACTTGTATCTTGTAAACCAGAAGTATTCGTAGTGTCATCTAAAATGTTAGGAGCTAGTTGTTCGCCACGAGCAATAATAGCGTTGGAAATTTCTAATTCTTTTTGATATGTGCTCAACGCATCTCTAAGTGTATCGGTGCCATCTTCATTAGCTTTGTTTTGTAATATGTCTCTATACTCTTGTGCATCAG